AACAACAACAGATTGTGTAGCTGTTTTTTGTGATGAATAGACCAAATAATCATTATTATTAAAATACATATATGAAATTATATGTATTTTGTTTATAAGTGTTTTATATAAAAAAATTTTAATTAATCATTCGTTAAATTTAATATTTATAATTTCAAAATTGAAACTTCTCTAAAATAGTCCGAGAATAAGGTATCAACAAACGGTTCTAATATTATTTTCATATCAATCGACGTTATAAATCCACTTTTTACAATACTATTAATATCATTAAATAATTTCTTCATCATTTTTTTGTCATATTTATTAATATATTGGTCCAATAAATCAGTTATCTGTTTGACTAAATCACACTTTATATTTATAGGACATTGAAATTTTATATTGACTTCAAATTCATCATTCACATCCTGATTCAATTGTATGATTTCTGTTTCAACATTAGCTTCAATTTTAGCTTCAACTTTAGCTTCCCGCAAGGGGAGACACTCAACAACCTTTGGTTGGAGAGAGGCTTCCACTTTAACTTCCCGCAAGGGGAGACACTCAACAACCTTTGGTTGGAGAGAGGCTTCCACTTTAGCTTCATCTAATTTAAGAATAGGATAAACATCATCAAAATCCATCATAATAATATCAATGAATGGCTCAAGAATAGTTTTAATGGCTTGTGTATTAATAATTTTATTATCAATCAAGACATTAATTTCATTGAATAATTTTTTCATCATAAATGTGTTACTATTTTCAATATAAGTTTCTACTAATTCTTTAATATCTTCTTTAGCTCTATCAATAGATAACAATGAACCTGGAGGCATTTTAAATGTTTCAACAGGGATAACAATTTCAGGTTGTTGAATTACGGCTTTAGCTTGTGCTTGAACTTGAACTATCGTTTTAGGTTTTACATCATTATAATTATCTATTTTAATAGCATCAAGACGCATTTCAGCAGTAGTATCACTTAAATTCCACCATTTGAGAAAATCATCAATTTCTCTAAATTTATTAGTAATCAACATATCTGCATATTTATTTTTAGGGTCTTTAAGTTGGTCTTTTAGTCCTTCAAAAGCTGCACTAAATACAGTCTCATTTTTAATATTAATATTATTAATATCAGCACCGAAACTAAGTAAAAACTTAACACTTTCAATGCGACCTCTATAAACGGCGTGCATTAATGGTGTATAATCACGATCATATGCATTAGCAATAAATTTTTGAATTGGTTTATCGTTTTTATACACGTCCATAATACGTTGCATAAGTCCAATTTTATCTTCTTTAACACAGGCAAAAAATAAATTTGCTAAACAAATGATTTTATCATTTGCTGCTGTTCCGAGTGATTTAACCTCATAGATAATATCAGCTTCGTTTTTCAATTTCCCTAATATCTCAAATCGTATATATTTATACGTGTTTGGATGTATTCTAGCATTACTGACATCGAGTTTAACGTGTCCCAATTTAACAAAAGGTTTCTTGATTGTTTGCATCTATATATATATGAAAGTCCTATTATATATATATAGTATAAGTAATAAAATATTCAATTTTTTTATATGCAGCCTTATGGACTTATTCGTTCTTGATGAGAAACATCAAGAACGAATAAGTCCATAAGGCTGCATATAAAAAAATTAATTAAATGAATAAATATATATACTAACTTTTGAGTTTAATAAAAAAAAATAAATTATTAAGATAATCAATATAATAATGTCAAATAGGAAATCATATTCTAGTTCGAATACAGATACAGATACGGATACGGATACGGATACGGATACGGATACAAGTGCAAGTTCAAGTGCAGGTTCAGATTCATCAACATATGACAAGACAAAGGGTGAAGAGTTTGCAGGTGAAATATTAAAAAACAAATATGTATTGATAGATAAGATTGGTGTTGGAACGTTTTCAGCTGTATGGTTAGCATTGAATGTTGATGATTTAAAATTGTATGCAATTAAAATTTCACATACTGAAGATTATGATGATGGTGAGAAAGAAGCATTATTTTTATCAAAAGTTCCAAAGAAATGTGAAAATTTGACGAGATTGATAGAACATTTTGATGTAAAAAATCCATTGAATCCAGAATATTTAAATTTGTGTGCTGTAATGGATCTATACATTGGTTCTGTTTATAATTTAATTAAGAGAGGAGGATATGAGGATGGTTTTGAAATAAATGTTTGTAATAAAATAACATTGGATGTATTAAATGGATTATTAACATTAAACAACATGGGTTACATACATACGGACATAAAACCGGAGAACATATTAATAAAAGGTTTAAATCCGATATTCAATGAGTTTGAGAAGATGGTTAAAGAAACAGACGGAATACAAAACATGTTAAATGAAATTAAGAATAAATTTAAGGAATATAAATTAGATAGATTGAATAAAAAGACAAAGATGTATGTAGATAGAAATAATAAATTTAAATCAGAAAAGAGGGTAATTCTAAAAAAGCTTTCAAAAATTTTGATATGTGGATTTAAATTGATATGTAATAAATATTGTTTAGAGAACTACAAAGATGAGGACGCAGAAGATATATTTGAACCGAATTATTACTTAAAAAAATTTAAATTTGATATGAATAAAGACAGTAAATTTAATAATAATTTAATAAATTACACATATGTTTTGTCAGATTTTGGTACAATAAAACAAATTGGTAAAAACAATAATAGTGAAATTCAAACAAGGTATTATAGAGCTCCAGAAGTAATACTTGGCTGTAAATGGAACCAAAACGTAGATATTTGGTCGATTGGATGTCTATATTTTGAGTGTTTAACCGGAGATGTAATATTTAATCCGGAACATGATAAGAATTATGACACAGACACACATCATTTGTATTGGATACAGCAATTACTAAATTTAGAGACATCGCAGTACAAGGATGGTTCAAGATATGACAAATTTTTTGATAAAGAAAACAAATTAAAAATCAATGGAAAGATAGAAGAACTTACATTTGAAGAAGTCATAACAGAATACAAAAAAATGTCAAAAGATGAATTAGATTATGTTGTTAATTTATTGAGAACAATACTAACTAATAAAAAAAACAGACCAGATATTAAAACAATTATAAAAATAATTAAGACGTAATTTTTAAAAAAATGACCCGAATGAGTCTTATAAATAAATAAATAATTAATTAATAATTAAAAAACAACCTAACTACCGATCAATTTGTTGTGTGACCAAAAGAATTACTGAATGGGCTCGAATTTGTAAATTCAGGTGGGATGTTCGAGAAAGAGACATTAGAATTAACAAAACTTGGATCACTATGATAATAATCACTACCAATCGGTTGGATATTATCATAAATAGAATCAAGAATACCAATGTTGCGGTTTATTAATTCTACTCTCAAATAACTATCATATACAATATTAAAATATTTTTTTTTACTATCTTTGCAAAGGTTTTCTTTTCCTTTGGAACATTCACAAATATAATCTTTATGTTTATATTTTTTTCTTTCACTTAGTTTTGTTACGATTTCTGCGTTTGAATAAGATCTAAGTTCATTGATGTAATGTATAACAAGGTCTTTCATTTTTGGTTTTTGTTCTTTGGTATATACCAAAGAACACTTTTGCTGTACGTTTTGTTTTTTCGGTTTTTGGATTGAATTCAAATTAAAATACTGAGGCATATATAATGATTTCCTTATAATGGAGTTTATATATAAAAAAATTTTCAATTTTTTTATATAATATAGCTGTACTTCACATAACAAGTTTCAATTTTTTTATACGGGGCATTATGGATTTATTTGTTTTGGATGAGAAACGAATAAATCCATAATGCTGTATATAAAAAAATTGATATAAGTTTATATTAAATAATTACATTATATATACATTATATATAATGATAATTTTCACAGACGGCTCTACAATAAATAACGGTAAAAAGAATGCAATCGGTGGTATTGGTGTTTATATACCAAAACAAGAAACAATTGAAGAATGGTCTCTATCATATTCATTGTTATCAACAACAAACATGCAAGGGTATTCAATTAAGGTAACTAATCAAATATCTGAACTGATTGCAATCATATTGGGTATAGAAAAAGCAATTGAATTAACCAAAAATACAACAGATACAATATATGTATATACAGATTCTAAATATGCAATAGAATGTGCTACAACGTGGTGTAAATCGTGGATAAAAAATAATTGGAAGAAATCAACTGGAAAAGTAATAGATAATTTATGGCTAATATATAGATTAGTCCAATTGACAAAATTACATCCAATTATATTTAAACATGTTAGATCACATCAAGAAGAACCAACTAATAATATTAATTCAGAAGAATATAAAATATGGTTTGGAAATGATAAGGCAGACAAATTAGCACAAATTGGATCCAGAAATGTGACAGAATTAAATCCATCTACCAGAATATTAAAATGGCAAACACTTGCATCATTACTAGTGATTGGAATGAAAAAAGATATAAATAATAATATATTAGGAAATTTACCATTTATAGATGAGATCAAAGATTTTTATAATAAAATGTTTAACATTGATACGACAAACAATTAATTTTTTTTTTATAATTTATATCTGTCGTAATATTAGAATATTTTAGAATGGTTAAATCAATCTCCTTTTTAAGAGAATTCGCATTATTTTTGATTTCTTGAATAATTTGTTTTTTATCATATACTTTAAAATTTAAAATGGGACCATTGCTGGTATTCTCATAACCCATAATATCGATTTCACCTGTGTCAATCTTATCATGACATTTAAAACATAAAACACATAAATTGCTTTTATGATTTTTATGAATATGGATTTTATTTAAAATAAATCCATCTTTGTCAGTATTTTTTTGAAAATTAATATGATGTGTTTCCAATGGTCTGTCATATTCGGTTTTAGGATAATAAGAACAAATTTGACATTTGGAAACTATAAGATTGGAATTATATTTGCTAGATTTTGATCCAACTAAAAAATCATTGCATACTTCTAACTTGATCTCATTCGCAATCGTCATAAAACTATTATCATTTATTAAACATTTAGCAACATTTAATCCATAAAAATTCTCACCAGGTCCTTCTAATAGTTTTCTATCATATTTCAATATGTTGTTTCTTTCATCATAATCTACATGTAAATGATACAATTTAATATTTGATAATTTCTTTAATCTCTCTAATTTAGTTAGGTCATGTAAATGGGTTGCAGTAATAAAAGAACATTTGTTTTTTGATAAAATTTCTAACATTGTCATCACTATAATTAAACTACTTTGATGTTCTGTACCTTTGCATACCTCGTCCGCAATAATCATCGTGTTCTCATTTGAACGCTTTAATATTGATCTTAATTCTGATATTTCAAGAGCAAATGATGATAATCCTTTAAACAAATTATCGTTAGCAGTAATTCTCGTCATTAAACTTTTATATGGATAATATTCAAAATTTGTTGCCGCAACATAATATCCTATCTGAGCTAATATTAAATTTATTCCAATACTTTTTTGTAAGGTTGATTTACCTACTGAATTTAGACCAAATAATAAAACTCCTTCATGGTTAGGAAGACCTAATTTAACATTAATAGGAACATATTCAACATCGATCAGTAATTTTTCACAAATAGGGTGTCTTAAATTTTGAGCGTCAATAAATGATTTGTTATTTAAATTATTACTAATTGTTGGTTTAATATATTTATTAGAGATAGCACATTTAGCACCAGATTTACAGAAATCGATAATACAAACGAATTCGATCAAATATGCGAATGTTGTTTGGAATTGAGAATAAATTTCGCTCAACCAATTAACATATTTATCTTTAATATTCTTTTTAAGGTCATCTGTCAAACTAATAATAATATCTGATTTTTTCTGAATGTCTGGAATAAATATCTTACATGTATTCCCCTTCTTTAAACTTCTAAATTCAATGCTATCTTTACTTAAAATAACATTGTTTATTTTAATTGTTTTATTATCCTCAAAATATTGTTGTAACAACTCTGATCTTCTCTTTGTCAAACACAAATAATAACCATCATTCTCATTATAATCAACATAAATTAATGTTTCATTTTGAGAAGTATCATCTTCATCTAACATTTTTTTTGTCTTCTTTTTTGGCATCTGTGTATTCAAAATTGAATTAAATGTTAGTTCAACCATATTAATAAATTTCTTACAATCATTTATTTCATTTATAATATCATCTATATCTCGATATTTTCCTGTTTTAAATATTGGACCTGTTATATCATTCAATAAATATTTCGATAATTCATCATAGTTCAATGTATTATCAAATAATTGAAGCATCTTATTTACATCATTTATTAATTTATTTTTTGGATAAGATAATATATTAATATTGATGTCCACGTTGTTTAACAGATGAGATGCACTTTTTAATCCATTGATACAATTATATAGGTCTAAAGGATGTATTTGTTGAATAGAAATCTTTCGAACTAATCTTTCAATATCTGGAATATTTAACATAGTTTCAATTTCTTTCCAATATTCGTCTTTTATAAATTGTTCTATTATGTCATATCTTTGAACTATTTTTTGAATATTTAAAAGTGGATTAACCAAACTATCTTTCAAAAATCTACGTCCCATTGATGTACTTGTTTTATTAATAACATCAAATAATGATTTATATTGAGTATTTTGAGAGAACATATTAGAGATGTTAGTTGTATCATTATTAAAAACATTAAGTTGATAAATTGCATTATTACCAAGATGCATATAATTATCTTTTTCGATAATTTCTGGAATATTAAGATTATTTATTAGTTTTTTATTATGGTCGTAAATATAGTTCAAAATAATTACCAATGAAAGTCTTCCATAATTCAAACGTTCTAAATTAATATCTTCAATAATATTATTTGAATTATAAAATTTAGAGCCATAAACAGTTTTAAAAAGTTCTTTTTGATATTTAATTTGTTGGATATTAGAACGTTTTTTTAATAGTGCATCCAGTGTTTGTGAATGTAAAATTTTATCACTCAATTCTAAATATGCAATTAATTTGTTAATTGGAATTGTTTTCAGATTATTGGTTGTAATAATATATTCTTTACACGAATAACTTTGGATTATCTTTGTGATATCATCTAATGATATATTCTCATCTGACTTTAAAGAATAACTTTCATGAACCATTGTTTTACCCGTTGTAATATCCACAATGGATGAACCGACAACGAACATAGATGGACTATTTGTATTAGTAATTTCTTCGATGTAGATGGATATAATATTATTTGAGTCTGGATTAGATACTTCTTCACAATAAGTACCTGGACTATAGATACCAGTAATTTCTCTTTTAGGGTTTGGAGGTGGTGACACTTGGTCTATAATTACAACAGTTAAAAGATTTTCAACTAATATTTTAAGATGTTTTTGTAAAGTGGCTGTTGGAAATCCCAACATGTAAGGATTTTTAATATCAACAACTGGATTTGATTTATTTCTTTTTGACACCACAAAATTTAATATGTCACCAATCTTATTCAATTCAAATCCTTTATCCAATGTTTGATAGGCTTCATGAAATGAACCAACTTGCATCAAAACAATTGTGTTTGGTCCATATTTATCTTGATATTTCTTTTGATAGTCAAAATAATCTTCAATTAAATTTTGTACCGTCATTTTATTATAATAATTATTATCATAAAATGTTTAAATTAGTTTAAATAAAATTGAATAAGGTGAATAATTTGAATAATTAGAAATGATCTAAGCGAGTTTATTAAAAAGCATACGTTTAATTTGGTGATAAATGAATGCTTTTAAGGTTTCTTTATCATCTTCAACGTCCCATAAATTTATACCAGCTTTTTTGCGATATTTTTCAATAGTATTTGCTAGATCGCTTTTTTTATAAACATTTGATAAAAACCATTCAGCCTTACCTTCAACGTCTTCACTAGAATATTTATTATTTTCTGCTTCAGTTAAAGAAGATACTAATTCGTAGTTATTTTTTTTTCCATTGATATATTTGAATACTTTAGTGAAATCAAAGATCCATTTGTTTTCTAATTTATCCCATAATTTATTATATACTTTTTTCTGTATTTTTAGATCAGTATTTAAATCGGGATAATTTGTGTAAAACACTGGAGATAATGGAAAGTATGAACTAAATGTACGAAAAGGATCATAAACTATTCTATTTTCTAATAAAATGTCAGTAGCTAGTGGCATTAATGAAACAGGTTGATAAACTTCATCATATAATGGTGATAGAGAAACTATTGGCGAATTTACAAATAAACTCATTCGTTATATATTATATGCAAGAAATTTTTTAATTTTTAATTGTAAATTAAATGGATAATTCTTTTTATTTAAATCATATTTTTTATTTATTGTTTTTAATATCTTTACTATTGTTTTATCTTCAATCTCATCATTTTTAAATAGTACCTTTATTAATTCGATCCATTTGACGATATCAGTTTCCATTGCATCCTTGTATTTTATATATGTCAAATCTAATATTCGCGATTTTGACTGTACCAATAAATCATCATTTTTTTTTATATAATTTATAATATCATCCATGTTTTTTAATCCAAAATATGACGATAAATAATTTTCTGGATTAATAGGACTCTTGAAACTATTTATTGGCTCATTACTATATGGTGTTTTTGAATCACAATTCATTAAAACATCAAATTTCTCATGATCGTTAATACCACATACTCCTAAATTTTTTTTAGAAGGATTAATGACACTTAAAAATGGATGTAAAATAAAATCATCACCTGCTTTGTCTGTTAATATATTGTAACAATTTGTTATACAAGATTTTTTATTTTCCATTATAAATAAAATATATATTATATTATTATATTTAATTATGAATTTATTCGATAATTTAATTGACCTTACTAATGTTGAAAATAATCCTTTTAATTTATTAAATCAAAGAGATGAAACAACATCTAAACCATCTTTGGAAAATCAATTGCAAGTCCTTAAAGAGTTTGATGCATTAACTAAAGAATTTAATTCAAATCTTGAAAGTAAAAATAGTATGTATAAAACAATTAAAAAAATGAGAGCTTTACATGGCAAAACTATCAAATCTTTCTATACTCAATTACTTACACAAAATAATATGAGTCAAGATGACTTTCTCGTTCTTAGTACTGTCGACACTACCTTTAATAACATGCGTAACGTTATCAAACAAGCCGAAAATATTATTAAAGATACTAAACCCGACCCTAAACCAATCGTTAAAGATGATAAAGATACAAAAAAAAGTTCCAATAAATCCAATCCAATCAATAATGATTTCAAAGATATCAATCCAGATTTACCATCAATTGTATTGTTTTATAAAGATTGGTGCGGTCATTGCAAACAATTTAAACCTGTTTGGAATGAATTTACAAAAATTACTGATAAAAAATATATTAATGTTTTAATGACTGATGATGATAAAATTATAAAAAATAATAATGTAGATGGTTTCCCAACCGTTAAATTTTTTAAAGATGGTGAAAGTGATGTTTATAGTGGCGAGCGAACTGTCAGTGGATTATCTGATTTCGTTAATGGAATCTTAAACGTTCAGGCAGCTAAACCATTAGCTTCTAATTAATCTTCAAATAATTTATTGTAAGTAATACAATGATATAATGGTAACACAATATAATAACTCAATAAAACATCTACACTATAATGATTCCTTGCTAATACAATACATGCTGCGTATATTATTTGCAATATTAATAACAATATGAAAGATGATAGATTGATGATATCAAACTTATATGCAATTAACACTGCCAATAATGTAAATGATGTATGATTACTAAAAATTTTATCATTACAATGACCGTTAAATAAAACACTAAATGATACTTCTTTCATATTGCACGTTGTATCCGATTTTGGTACATCTGTCGCTAATAAAGCAAATGAACGTAATATTGCTATTATTGAAAATATGTTTATAAAATAAACTAATGTTCTTTTTTTTGAGTTATTGAAAACTAATGGAATTATAAATAATAATCCAACTATGTCAATAATGTTTTTATAATCATTCAAATTAAATTCTAAACTATGAATTATGTCATATAATGGCTCTTTTAAATGAGTTCCATTTGCATTTATTCTTCTTAATGTTATATATGTCACATAGCAATGTATTAATAAAGCAATTACTGGTAATATCATTTATTATTATTATTATTATATCATATAATAAATTTTTATTATTTGTCATTTAATTATCTTGAGGTTCCTGACAATGTTTTTGACATTTCTTTCTATATTCTCTACGATCCTTTCTATACAGATTTGCAGCATCTGCATTTAATGGTGAATCTGGATTCGCATCTGTTAAGAGCGATTGAATAGATAATAATATCTTATAAAAACTTAATGCTGGACTCCAATTATATGCTTTCAATATATCAACACAAATATCTCCACTTTGAAATGAAACATTCGGATGATATATTTTTGTAATAAACCTGATGTTTGGTGGCTCAAATGGATATTTGTTTGTGAAATTAACGTTCAATCTAAATATACCTCCCTCATAATCCGAATCATGTGGTCCATATATTATACAAACTAATTTTGTAATGTCTTTTTCATTCATCACCATCTCAATACCAGCTTCTTTACATTCAGCATAGTCCCGATTAAGTCTTTTGATAAGTGTTGCAGTTGTCTTTTCTTGGTTCATTATATATATATATATTATCTATTATAATTTTATATAAGCAATAATATTATCAATTTTTTCTATATACAAAAAAAATTGATATTATCAATCTCTAATATTTAAAAATATAACAATAACTATATATTATTAAATGGATATCAGCACTAAACGAGCTATACGTATTATTACTAATCAACTTGCTGCTTATGAAAAAAGTCCATTAGATGGACTATATTTAAATCAAGACCCTAATAATGCCCTAAAAATTAATTTTACTCTTGTAGGACCAAAAGAAACTCCTTGGGAAGATTTAGTAATCAAGGGAATTATTAATATCCCATCAAATTATCCATTTGGACCTCCAGAACCTAAATTTACTACCAAAACATACCATCCTAATATTTATCCAGATGGTAAAGTATGTTTATCAATTCTGAATTCAGTTCAAGATGAAACAGGATATTTTAAAGAGTCCGAATTATGGACTCCTGCATTAGGATTGACACAAGTATTCTTATGTATTTTAAATCTATTTACTGAACCAAATTTGGAATCACCCGCAAATTTAGATGCTAAACTTCTTTATCAAAATGATATTAAATCTTTTACTAAGATGGTTCGTAAAGAAATCAAAGAATAAAAGTTAAAAATTTGACATTAAGCTCTGCGGCTTGCCGCTGACGCTTTAGCCGCCGTGTAAAAGTGAATTTACTCTCCAGAGGCTCTCCGCCGAGGCGAGCCTCAGCCGCGTGTGATTTATAATATAAAATAATAAATAATATATGATGTAAAACATCATATATTATTTATTATTTTATATTATAATCAGAGTTAAATTCATTTAATTAATTTTTCTATATGCAGCCTTATGGATTTATTGATCTTTAGATGTAAAACATCTAAAGATCAATAAATCCATAAGGCTGCATATAGAAAAATTGATATTTTTTTTATTTAAATAGATATAATATTATTAAATATATATATAAATATGAGTGTATCATTGATGGAACTATATAATTTTTTAAATAGAAAGAGTAATACGATGAGTGAATATATGTCAAGTATAAAATCAGTAAAAAAACTATCAGATAAAATACATTTGGACTATAAATTTGTTGTTACAAATTTTTCTTATAACAATACACTAAATAATTTATTTTTTTGTTTAATGTATAATGGAGTTATTCAAGGCTATGCTAGTGTTTTTGATGAATTATTAGAAGGATACGATCAATATGACAGATCTATAATAAATTTGAATGCAAAGCCGATAGAGGACCAAAGGAATAATTTAATAGAATATATAAATGATGATAATTTTGATTTGCAGTTTAGTAAAAAAAAATTAATACAATTGATATCAAATAATCAGTACAATCATGAAATAATTTTAGTTTTGTCACACATCTATAAAGTGAATATTTTTATATTTTATAAAGATATTAATATATTCAAATCATATTATAATGAAGACAAATTTAACAAGATGTTTCCAATTATATTTCTACAATATTGTACTGATATTTATTCGAATGGAGACACATTACAAGTTATGAGTATTAATCATCTGCAAAATAAATTTATATTTAAGTGGGAAGATGTTAAAAATATTATAAATGAGAATATAGCAAATATATATTCAATTGGAATTGAAGAAAATAAATCATTTATAATAGATGAAAATGACGGACCTGCAACGGCACATATTAATGTAAATGTATTAAATAAATTGGATAAAAAAAATGAAACAATATTAATATCAAACTATCTAGTTGATAATGATAAGATTGGTGATGAGAAGTTATTTAACAAAATTATGAAACAATAATGTTTCAAACTATGTTCTTTTATTTTTTCGTTATAATATATAAATATTTATATATTATAAGTAAATGATATTTCTCTCTTTAATAGAAATATACTTGATAAATTTTTCGGAAAATACTGACGAGAACTTGCGTGAAACTGATAATTATGATTATAATTACATTAAAAACATAATAATAATATGCACGTTTGGATCTATAATTTACCTATTATTGCATCAAGTAAATCAAAATACAGATACTGTTTTTAAATTTGAAATGTATAATAAAATAATAATATGTATTATGATTGTTGATATTTTGATCTGTTTATTTTTTATATCTAAATATTTAATCAATTATGGTGTTAAACATATTTAATCACTGTCTTCATCAGTTTCAGTCTTTTCTTTATTTTTAGAATCTAAGATACTTTTCGGTATATATTTTGTTGCTAAAACGTTGCCTAAATTATTTCTAACATCTTCAAATTCTTTTTTACCATTACATATAGCAAAAATATCGTCTAACATTTTATATAACATACTAATATCATTATTTTTAACAACCATTTTATAAATTGCACCATAATTCTCAATAAATGAAGGAAACAATGTTTCCATTTTTTTATTAAATTCCATTTCACTCATTAACTTTGATGTTAAATATTTTTCTTTTTGTTTTAATAAAACGCTCACACATTCTTTAACCATTATTAGTTCTTTCTTTTTATCAGCATTGTTCCAATTTGCCATAATATATATTATTATATTATTATATTATAATATATATTATAATCTTTAACTCATTCTTTTATTTATTGCGTTTGAATTTTCTAATATCTTATTTTTAATGTTTTTCAACACTTCCAAATAATCAACTTTATTTATTGGTAAAAATGTTGATAAAAAATATTCAGTTGATAATATTTGTTCGTCAGAATAATCTCTATACAGATCTCCAAACGACTCTTCACTATTTATATATGTTATTATCTTGTTCTCATATTTGTGTTGTTCTACTCCTAACTTGATGTTTATATATGACAATGTCTTTAAAATTTCTTTAGATACTGTAATATCACTCATCATATCTGTTATATGACCTGACTTATTATCGACTGCACTTTCTACCTTACTCACAAATTTTTCTAGCTTCTTTGATATATTACTATAATTTTTTTCTATCAATCCAAAACATACCACATATCTTAAACTTGATGTTGGTCTAACATAATGTGGTTTATGTATTACTACACCCTCAAATATACATCTCAATATGGTTATCAATTTAATAGTCGGCATTGTAAATGTATCATTAAAAGTAATAATTAGATTACCTCCATTTACGAGACCCATTAATAAAGTATTTATATTTTTTAGTAATATTGGATAGTATAAAGGTTCTTGATCTAAAACCGTTTGAAAATCAAAATGTGTAAATATACCTAAACTATAATTCTTATCTGAATAACTTATAGATGTGTTTGAAAAACTTTTATTTGAAAAATTAGTTAGGGCATCTTTGATTATATCAGTTTTTTTTGAAATTATATTTATTTTATTATTTTTTTCGTTTAATAGATTATGAGACATTAATAGTTCCCACATTTGTAGAAACAATGGATCAGATAAAACTTCTTCCGACATTTTAGACTTATCAAAATATTTTTTTAGTCCATCTAATAATTCATTCTTTTTTTCAGTTTCTGTTAGGATTGGTTCGAAGTTATTTGCAATCCAATGCGTCTCTCTCTTAGATCCAACTTTCTCGATGGCTTTATTAAAATTTTCATAAGATTGATGAAAAAAATAGGTGTATCCAAGAGAACACAATGGTTGTGGTGTATAAGCTGACATATCATAATTAAAAGATGAGTTTAATATTAACTCTTTGTCCTCTTTTCCAATAATTGGCAAAACATAGCTTTTTAAATCTAAATTAACAGATGTCATTAATATTAATAATATATATAATTTTATATTCTTTATTTGCCTATATATAAATAAATCAATTTTTTAGAGTATTAATTAATATTGTTATATTGAAAATTTCCTTCATACACCAAATCACCATTATTACCGAATAACATTCCATTACCATGTCTATCACCCATTGAAAATGAACCAAAATATTCTTGGGTTCCGTTTTCATGATAAGATGTGCCTATACCATGATATTTACCATTTTTATATTCACCCTCATATTTTTTTGAACCATTTGTGTAATATTCTGTTCCAGATCCATTATACATATTATAATCTTGACCGACAGATACAATTCTTTCGTCCAATGAAAATGAGCCTTCATATATTTTCTGTTCGTTGTTTGTTATAACACCTTTGGAAAATCTACTATTTACAAATTTCCCTTCAAATTTATTAATTCCATTCCAAGTACTATAATAATATATACCTTCATTTAAATATTGTAATATATATTCAAGTATCATGTTCTTCATTACCGATATTTCTTTTACATAACTTCCTGAATACATCAAATGCATGTCGTTTCCATCTACTCTTGATTTAATGGTGCCTGCAATGAAACAATCATCTGCAAACTTACCTTCAAATTCGAACTGCGGAATGCAATTTATATTGTTTGAATTAGGGATTAATGTTCTGTAAATTCCATTCCCTTCAAATTTATTGTTTTTCACATTCCCTTCATAAATTATATGTCCGTATTCATTAAATAATACTATTTCACCGTTATAATTAACATCTAATAAATTATGTTTTATTTTTTCTAATTTATTAATATCTAATGGACTTTTGATTGCGTCATATATTGTGTCAAATGAATCAACAATATTTTTGGTAGTTCGAAATAGTTGTGGTGTATTTGATTGTGGATTATTTTTAAAATCTAATGATTTTACTGCTTTGCCTTGGACGTATTCGCCGATTTGAATTATATTTTCGTTACTATCAAACGACACACCCAATCCATCATACTTTCCTGTTTTAAATGAACCATAATATGTTTTTTTGTTATTTTTATTATCACGTTCATAATATATAATTGTATTAATAGTTTCATTATTGGACCATTGTCCTGAATATTTGATAGTTCCATCTTTAGAATATAATATTCCAAATCCGTCTCTCAAATTATTTTCAAAATTTCCGATATAGATATCATCATTTTTGTATGTTTCTTTGCCTTTACCATCTTTTAGTCCATTGGTGAAGTTTCCTTCATATTTAACAATTTGAATGTTTGTATTTTCACTCGTCTCTAAAGGGGTGTCATTTATATGGTATTTAATGGTTCCGTATCCGTCAAATCTGTCATTTTTATTGATGGATCCTGAATATTGAAATTCATTTAATTTCCAAATTTTTGCATCTAAACCTTTTTTTATAATAATTATATTTGAAATATCACTTTCAAGTAGGTCTTTAATATTTGATTGAGTTTCCATTTGCATTGTATATATATATGCATATATGTATTACTTAATTTATAAAATATTTAGAATTTCAATTTTTTATATCTATATTTATATATATATATATATATATATGGCAGATAAGAAACAACCGTCACGACCCAGAGCACCACCTGCTACAAGAACGACATTAGCACAGTCAAGACGTGAACGTGAAGAACGTGATTTGGCTAGAGCGGCTGAACTTTCATTAAAAGGTTTAGAAATTAGTTCATCGCCAAGATATGATGATTTTGATCCAACAAGTGAATTAAAACATTGTTTTAATATAGTTAGAATCGGTGGTGATGGAAATTGTTATTTCAGAGCAATTGCAAATTTTTTAGCAAGAGCATACTATAGAGGAGATATGCATCGTCGAGAAGAGCATGCAAAAACTGAAGAAAATAGAAAACACTTTCAAGTAAGACAGCAAATCTGTAATTTAATGGGTCATAATCCACATGTATTTGAAGGTTTTCAAGTTGATGCAGCCTATATTAACAATATGAGACGAGATGGAGTATATGGAGGAGAAGAGGAAATGGTAGCAACTTCAAATTTATATAATTTGGTAATTTTTTTGTTCGACATAAGAAATGATGGTTCCAGATGGACTATTCGAAGACCTGACAACTTTAATCAAAATACGCAACCAATTTATTTAGTTCGTGATGGATCCAGTGAAGCCTCAAAACATTTCCAATTATTGGAACCAAATGGTAGATGTAATTTACTAGATTACGCAATGTTTAATGGAGATAGAGACACACGATTTCTCGATTTTGTTACAGATTATAGAGGGGTTGCAGCACCTGCTAGACCTGCAGTTGCATCAGTTGGACCTAGACCAGCAGTTGCATCAGCTGTTAGATTCGCAGTTCGACAAGAAAGTCGTAGTGCTGCAGCAGCTGCACCAATAGATGAATCAGTTGCTCTAGATCTAGAAAGACGACGACAAGGAGAAAATGTCGCGCAACTTGCAGAGGCTAAGGCTCGTTCAGTATCACGAGGTCCTGCCGCACGTCAAGCTCAAGCATTCGCACGTCAAGAACAAGCAGAAGAATATTTAGGTTATTCGGCACCACCACGAGGTCAATCACGTCCAGCAGAAGTGTCAGCACGTCCAGCAGAAGTGTCAGCACGTCCAGTAGCACAACGCCAAGCATTCGCAC